TCGAGCTCGGGCTCGACATGGACTTCGACCTGGTCGACCCGCTGGTCCAGCGCGAGCTGAAGCTGAAGGAGTTCGTGTTCGCGGAGAAGTGGAACGAGTCGACACTGCTCCGGCTCCGCGAGGAGCTTGCCCAGGGGATCGTGAACGGCGAGAACAAGCCGCAGTTGACCGAGCGGGTGAACAAGGCCTTCGGTCACGAGAAGAAGAACGCTGGTGTGGTGGCACAGACGGAGGTCGGAGCGGTCTCGAACGCGGGTGCGATCGAGAGCTACCGGCAGTCGGGTGTGGTTCCGGAGAAGCAGTGGCACGCCTCGGGCCCGAACCCGCGCCCGGACCACATCGCGGCGAACGGTCAGATCGTACCGCTAGATCAGGAGTTCCAGGTAGGAGGAGAGGGTCTCAGATACCCGGGCGATCCGAACGGGCAGGCGAAGAACGTCTGCAACTGCCACTGCTCGGTACTGCCGGTCATAGCAGACGTGGAGGGTTAGAGCGATGAAGAAGCACCTCGACCGCCGCATGGCGAAGATCAGGGCCTTCGGGGAGGGTGGCGACCACACCTTCGAGTTCGTCGCGAACTCCGGGGGAGTGGACCGGCGGGAGGAGGTCCTCGAGGCGAAGGGCTGCGACTACGGGAACTGGATGCTCAACGCGGTGGGGCTCTGGGCGCACGACGGTTACAGCCTGCCGATCTTCCGTGGGCTCGAGCTAGGTGTCGAGGGTGAGGAGCTGGTGGGTGTCGGGGAGTTTGCATCGAAGGTCTACCCGTTCGCCGCGCTCGTCGAGGACATGTACCGCGAAGAGTTCCTCAACGGCTTCTCGGTCCGTTTCCTCCCCATCTCGTCCATCACGTATGAGGATGGGAGCCCCGAGCGCAAGGCGGGTATCTACCGCCGCTACACAGCCTGGGAACTCCTCGAGATCTCCGTGGTCGATATCCCGTGCGACCCGAAGGCGCTGCGCAAGGCCTACGACGCCGGCGACCAGGACGGACTCCGGAGCATGATCAAGAGCGCGACGATGTTGGGCGTGGAGCCCGCGAGTCCAGAGTCGGCCGCGACCCTGCGCCGCGCCGTGAAGACCGTGGATCCACGGGTGATTGCTTTGGGGAAGAAGCTCGGCGCCGAGCTCGGTGACGAGTTTGAGACCTTCGAAGAGTGTGCCGGCGCGATGGCTCGGCTGCTCCGCGGTGGGGGAGAGGACCTCCCTGGCAGCGCACGCAAGAGCTACTTCGATGATCTGGCAGTGGAGTATGGGCGATTCGAAAGAGCGGTGCCCGAGTTCAAGACGTACGGACCGACGGAGGCTGCGATGGCGGCCTTCGGCATCGACGGCACCGCGGAGCTGGTGAGAACCCTGGAGCCGCACATCCGGAAGGGTGTCGAGCTCGACCTGGAGGG